TAATTCCCTCCCAAACATCTGAAATTTTAGTTTTTATCATCGTCCATGTTGTTTGGGTGTAGCTGACTATCGAATCCCAATGTTTAATAATGAGCCCAAGCGGTGTCCAATTAAAGAATATATACTTAATGGCCTCCCATGCACTCTTAATAGTATCTTTTAGCGCTTGCCATGCGATAGCAGTATATCTTTTAACGGTATCCCATACCTTGTAAACGTAGGGGCCAATGGTGTCCCAGTTTTTATAAATCAGATAAACAGCAGCCGCAATAGCGGCAATAACCAATAAAATAGGGTTAGCTAACATGGCTTTACCCAACCCTAAAAATGCACTACCTAATAATTTTATCGGTTTTAATAACAGTGTGAGCGCACTACCGCCTTTAATGCCTAAAATTGACAAGCTTAATTTCGCGGCGGCTAATGGCCCTAACATTGCCGCAATGGATAACGAGAGAATACCCAACGTGGTAATAATGCCCGCTATCGCTAAACCGATCATCGTCAGCGTCTTAGCCAATTCAGGGTTTTCTTTCATCCACACACCGACTTTAGAAATCACACGGGTAATGCTTTGTGATATCTGCCGTAGCGGGCTATCAATACCGTCAAAAATTTGAATACCTAAATCTTCCCATGCAGATTGCAGGTTTTTCATATCCCCGCTTAAGTTATCCGTCATGGTGCCCGCGACTTTTTGTGCTTCACCTTTAGCTTGTTTTAAGTCAGCAACAAGAGTTTGCAACTCCCCTTTACCCGCTTGTTCGGCCAGTACCGATAACGCCGAAAAAGCTTCTTCACCGGCAATATGTTTAAAGACCCCCGCCCGTTGCGCATTACCCATCTTAGCGGTTTTCTTATCCAACTCAGCTAATAACTCTGGAAAGTCGCGTAAGTTCCCTTTAGCATCACGGGTTTTAATACCGAGTTCTTCTAATGCTTTGGCGGCCATTTTCGGTGGCTCCGCCAAACGTCCTAAAATTGCCCGCAATGAGGTACCTGCCATTGAGCCTTGAATACCCGCATCACCCAATTTACCCGTTGCGGCGGCTGCGGTTTCTAAATCAACCCCTAACCCTGACGCCACCGGTGCAACGTATTTCATGGTGTCGCCAAGCATGGTTAAACTGGTATTTGAACGGGTAAAAGCGCCGACTAACACATCACTCACTCGCCCCATTTGGTCAGAGTCGAGTTTAAAGCCAGTTAAAATATTGGAACCGATATCTGCCGTGGTACCTAAATCAATATCACCTGCCAATGACATTGCCAGTGTGCCCGGCATAGCATTTTTAATTTGCTCAGGCTTAAAACCCGCCATGGCGTAGAATGCCTGACCTTGCGCCACTTGGTTGGCGGTAAATGCCGTGGTTGCGCCTAGCTCTCGCGCTTGTTCACGCAACATCTTAAATTCATCAGAGTTTTTATCTAAGCGCGTTAATGCCTGCACCTTTGACATCCCGACATTAAACTCGTACCCCGGCATTAAGGTTTGTTTGGCGGAATACAACATACCCGCACCGGTTGCCGTCATGGTGGCACCAGTGCCCGCCATTTTATTTCGTACATCAAGCGTTTTTTGATACTGCGATTTAGCCGCCGCCATACGCCGTTCTTGTTCGGCACTGCGCCTTAATTGGTTTTCTTGCCGGCGGAGCTGTTGCGTAGTGCGTTCAATATCACTATTCAGTCGCCGTTGCGCTTGACCGAGTTGGTTTGTTGAAATGCCATTAGCTTGTAATGCTGAGCGCTGTCGCTGTGCCGACTGCTGTAATTGCTCATATTTGGTTTTGAGTTGCCCCGCTTCCCGTTGCGCTTTTTTAAACGCCTCTAACTGTTTTTTTGTCGGATTTTCACTGTTGGCAATTTCTTTGGCGAGAGTAGCAACACGTTGTGTGGCGGATTGATACGCCTGCTGTGTAGAGGTTAACTGCTGTTTAATCTTACGAAAGCCGTCAATTTGTGAGGCTTGCTGATTGAGATTTTTTAGCGAGTCACGCGATTGACGCACAGCGGACGCCAATCGTTTATTACTTTCTTGCGCACTGCGAAACGGTGCGGTTAATTTATCAACCGCACTCAGTACAACTTGTAATTTTAAGTTATTACTCATCCTGTTGTCCGCACCGTTTCGCCGCTTGATAGCGCCATGACAATAATTCTGAAAGGCTCATTTTGCCGGTGTCTACCGGTGACCAATGAAAAATGACGGCAATATCTGCCGCCAGTTCATCGGTGGTTAATTCGCTAGGGAATCGGGCATAACCGACTTCGGTAATAAAAAATTAACCACCTGCACACTTAGATTTACCAAGTCGCCCGCGGCTAAAGACAGCACATCTTGCTTTGTCAGTGTTGGCATAGTAATGCGCGGTAAGACTTGTATCATGCTATCAACATCCATATCCATTAACGGCTGTAAACGCACACCGCGTAATGCCCCTGAATTAGGTTTAAGCACCGTCACTTTTTCAATTTTGGTTTCACCACGCATAATCGGTTGTTCTAAGGTCACCGTGGCTTGGTCGCCATTAACAACAACAACCCACTCAACTTGCTCTTTGTTCTGTTCTTCGATTGGCTCTTTCATGTTCTCTTTCCGCATTTAATTAAAGCCCCAGCGCGTCACGCTGTGCTTGTAACAGGTCTTTACCGTCCACTTTTTCCACCATATTGACGATATCAATCTCAATGATTTCTTGACCGTCCATCACTAACTTGTAGTAAGTGGGTTTTACGGTGACTTTAGTTTGCGTGTTATCACCCGATTTCCAGTTACCCGGATCGATTTCGCTATAACGGCCACGCAGAACCACCTCTACAGCAAGCACTTCCCCCGTATCATCACGCTGATAAGCACCACAAAAACGCAGTTGTACGGCATCAATGGTTGAGGCACCCCATTGACGGTAAACATCAATATCAGCGCCACCGAGGGTAAACTCACTATCAAGCGCGCCGTCATCAAGGCCCATATCAATTTGCACCGAACCATTCATACCGCCCCCGCGATAGGCTTCTAACTTGCGGGTGATTTTGGGTAATGTGAGTTCTTCCGCAACGCCCACATAATTGGCACCATTCATAAATAAATTAAAATTCTTTAACTTGCGTGGTAACGCCATGATTTACCCCTTGATTTTGTTGCCGAAATCCATCAGGTATTTATCGGTAATACACTGACGTAACATCAGATTTTCCATTGGTGGCACTGGTGTATAGTCATAATCCAGTGTGAGTTTGCCGTCTTTGAGTGCTTCTTTGCTATTTGATGTCGGGTCATACCAACATTCACCACCTAACAAGTAGCCCTGACTGACCAGTGAACGTAATTTTGCATTGATGGTTTCAACGATATCCCGCGCTAAAGATGGCGTTAACGGTTTATCAATTGCCCACATCTGCCCTTCTGCCATAGTGTCAGCGAGGACTTGCGCAGTTCGGGTATAAGATTCAAAGGCAAACAGTGGATCATCCGAACAGGTACGCGAACCCCAAAAACGAAAACCATCACGACGAATAAGTGTCGTCACCCCTTTTTCATTCAGTAAACCGGCATCAGTCGCGGGATCTTGTAAATCCCAATAGATATCCTTAGAAATACCCGTCACACCATTAACAGTGATATTGGATAGCGTTTTATGCCAACCGATATCATTGTCTAACTTGGCACGCAGACCCAACGCCCGCGCCGTGGCATAAGCGGTTGATTCGCTGTTGGTGGTGCTATCCCATGAGGTAAAATCAGGAAAAATCACCATTAATTCACGCTGACCAAAATTGTCACGGTACTTGATTGCTTCGCTGATATTTTTACAGTCGTAAGCAGACACATAACCAAAGGCGCGGAGCTTTTGACAAATCACCGCAACCTCATTGGCAACGGCTAACGTGTCGTGACCGGGCGCGCCAATAATGCGAGGCTTAATACCGTGTTGAGATTGAGAGGCTAGCAGTGCTTGTAACCCTGTTTTTAGCCCTTCTTCGGTAGTGCCACCGATAATATTAGTGGTAGTTTCGGCTTCACTTTCGCCTTGCTCTACACGCACCACAACGGTGATGGGTTTAGCCTGATCTGCAATCGCCTTTAACGTGCTGGCTAAGGTGCCGGTTTTCCCTGCTTTACCGATAGCCTGTGATACATCGGTCAATAAGACGGGCTTGTTTAAAGGAAAGGTTTTTTCGTCCGCATCATCAGCGGTGCAAACCACGCCAACAATAGCGGTGCTGATAGTGCGAATGGGGCGGGTGCCTTCGTTAATTTCAATAACGCGCACACCGTGATGATAATCTTGTGCCATGCTCACGGACTCCTATAACTGTGTCCGTGTAGCATGAAAAATTAGCGGTTAAATTGCACGAAAGCGGGATTCTTTGAACGATGATACAATGACTAAACTGGCTTTTGAGGCCATTCGATATCTGGCGCCGTTGAAATATCAACACGATTTAACAGAACTCGGTATTTTTTCCATTTTTGCAGTGCTGTAGCCTCTTCTTCTGTGGCTAAGTCAACATCAACAGCTTCTTGCAAATATGTGATTATATTATCTGCTTCATCTAAGCGTCGTGATTTCTCCTGTTTAATCTGTGTAATGAGTGCCGCTTTTTGGGCTTCTGTGTCAACAATCCAGTTCTTACCATCCCATTTATCAAACTCACTATTCGGTTTTAACAATGTGAGAGATTCAGGTAATGGCCCCATAAAATCAATGATGATAGGCTGCTTTGTTTGCGTATTGTAGGCCGTTAAACCTCGGCAATCGTCAACAATCTCCCATACACTACCATCTTCTCTACGTCTAACAGCTTGATTTTCTTTTTCGGGTAATGGTGGTTCATCTAAATAAGTACCCGCAGATAATGAAACATCAAACATGACATTTTCCATGGTTGCGCCCATATATTCATGCGTAATTGGATGGGCTAAATAACACTTAACCCAACCTGCGATTTCTGCCAAACCATTATCACCGATTTTTCCTTTCTGGATATCTAAACTATATTTACTCATTATGCTGCTCTCACTATGTATAAAAAGGCGATATTACGTGGGCGCGTTTCATTTCCATTAGCACCTTCTATTTGCTGGTGAACTCCATAACCACCGTCATTATCAGTACCTGTAATACCGATATAATTAATTGCTTTATGCCATTTATTTGATTCCGATGAACTCAATCCACCAAAAATATTACTGGATAACAAGCTATTACCTTTTTGAGCTGATAATACGGAACGCCCCGCATCAATACCGCGCCCACTATCCAAACCACGAATAAACTCACCGCGCAAATCAGGTAGTTTTCCTGATGGATAAGCAACGGCAAGTTTTGGGTATGTTGATTTATTAAATGTTTGACCATTGCAGATTAAATAACCTGATGGCACTGTCGCCTGTGACCACGGAATAGGCGCACCTATCGGATAAATAGATGTTGCCAGTATTGCGGTTTGTTTTTCTAACTGACTGACTGCATTTGCAATCTCATTAGCTTTCTGTTCGCTGGACTTAGGTACTTCATTCGCCACAAATCCTTTCGGTGCTACTGATTGTTTGTTATTGGTATAAGTGCTGGTGATAATTTGATGGTTAACACTTTTATGCTTAGTGAGCTGATATTTAGCCCCTCCTCGCAAATAGATATATTCCACAGAACCATTCGTTAATTGAGCTGGCCCCATCACAGGGGATTGATTTGTCCATCGCCAATCAAAATTATCAATGATGCGGTTTTCAGACTGGGTTCCCCATCCAGAACCACTCACTTGCCATTCCACAATCATGGCAAAACCTTTGGTATTGTGAGTCGCATAGCTCGGTTTATTGTCTCTATATTGCCCTAATGTCCTAAAAACCTTAAAGGCATAACGTCGAGAAGTTACTAATGGCAAAATAATCGGATAATAGGTGTTTTCATTGAGTTTAGATAAATCTAAATCCACTACTACCAGCTCAGTTAAATCAGCTCTCACTTTATCGACCTGTGCTGGCGTTGCCGCCCCCACATCAGACGCCGTTAACGTAATATCGGTACTCAGTGGTTTATTGTTGATTTTACGGGAGTTAGGTACACGACCGTTAGCGTTAGTATTGGCATTATTTGCGGCAATTTGTGCTGCATTAGCTGTTTTCTGTGCATTGGATGCGGCGGTCTTGGCTTCATTCACTTGCGCCGGTGTTGCAGCACCTACATCACCGGCAGTTAAACTAATATCAGCGCTTAATGGTTTGTTGTTAATTTTACGGGTGCTAGGTACACGACCATTAGCATTAGTATTAGCATTATTTGCGGCAGTTTGCGCGGCGTTAGCTTTGCTTACTGCATCGTTAGCGGTTTTCTGTGCAGCATCCGCTTTGCTCACACCACTGTTTGCTGTGGCCTGTGCATTAGATGCGGCCGTCTTGGCTTCATTCACTTGCGCCGGTGTTGCAGCGCCTACATCACCCGCCGTTAAACTAATATCGGTACTCAGTGGTTTATTATTCACTTTACGGGTACTAGGTACGCGGCTATTGGCGTTTGTGTTAGCGGCATCCGCTGATTTTTGTACCTTACTTAATCCCGTGCTTAATTCGGCTTTGGTAGCATAAAGCTTAGCCACTTCCTCCAGTGTCTGTTTTGAGGCACTTTCAATAGCATCATTAACAAATTCACGGGTCGCCAATATCACCGAGGGGTCAACCTTTAACTCAACGGACTCGGTATGGCTAACGGTTAAAATCATGCGAATAGTCTGCGTTCGTCCGCTTCCCTCTTGCAATTGTGGCTTATAGGTTTCAGGGCAATTACCCACCGCAATTAAACTGCCTTCATCATCAAACAAACCAATCTCACGTATCCAGTAACCGCCCTCATTTTCAGGGATCACTTGTTCAGCAATAATCTGGCTGTCGTTTTTTGGATCAACAAATAAGGTATTTAATCCCGCACGACGTTTTTCGCCGACGAGTTTAGTTTGTTGTGTATCGGGTGTCGGCAACGTTCCGCCACCGTCACCCACAGCCATTTGGGTAATTTTTAAGGTAGTGCCTAATGCGGTGGCTTTTGCCAATTTATTGGCACCAATTACCGTTAATAAGGCAAAAAATTTAGCGCTCATGTGCGACCTCAACTTTATCAATAATGTGTACTCCGATCGCCGTTAATGGCGCACCAGACACGGTAATTTCTTCTGCAAAATAGGGATAAACCGTTAACTCATCACCGCTAAAGGTGGCGGCAGAAAGGTAAAATTCACCTTGCGAATCAAGGTTGATAGATAACCCCAATAGATGCCGACTAACAGGGCGTGCATCGGCAATCAAACGCTCTAATTCGTCATAAATCTCTTGGCTAATACCGTTTTCCTGCACGCCCACATCAAGGCGAAATGTGCCCGGCGGATCGTCGGTTTGCCACCATTCAGTGACTTTGATGATGTAACCTAACGGCTCAACCACACGCTTAAGTGCGCCAATAGTGCCCTTGTGTCGGTGAATAAACATCGAATCCCGTACTACTTGGCGCTTAACGGATCCTGACCAGTTTTCATCCCATCTATCAACCGACCAGGCCCATGCGAGATATGGCAATAACTCAACGGGGCATGTGCTGGCGTTCCATAATTGGCGTAAAGGCACGGGCAAGGTTTGCAAGGATTGACAGGCAATAGCGGCGGCCTTTTCTAATGGACTACTGCCTGACGGTAATAAGCTATTCATCCGAGCCACCAATGGTTAAAGTACTTTGGGTACAATAGGAGGCTTGGGTTTTATCCAGCACCACATCTTTGGTGGGTTGTTTTAACTCCACACGTTGCACGCCTTCCACATGCAACGCAGCATAAATCGCTGACAGGCGAATATCACGCCCTAAGCGGTGTTGCTCTGTGATGTATTGCGTTAAACGTTGATTTGCTTCTTTGCGTATCGGCTCCGACTCAGGCCCCGGAAATAAAAATAACGTGGCATCAATTTGATAGGGAATAATTTTGGCAGATTGCACTTTGATGCGATCAGCAACTGGTCGCACATCTTCATCGTTTAACGCGTACTCAACAATGCGCAGCAATTCTTCCGATGCGGTGCCGTCACCCTCACGAGATAACACCGAGATAGTGACATTTGCCGGTGTTGGGCTGATGGCGGACACATCGGACACTCGACCATCGGCACTACGGGCATGAAATTCATAACTACCCACCGGCCCCGCAACACTTAGCCCCTCAAACGCGGCGGGAATGCGTAAACGCAAATCATCGTCAGACTCTAA